GGTTTTTTCTTTTAAAAAAATATATAGAAATGTTGGGTAAACAAATATATACGAAAAGGGATCTAAAAAGATATATTTATAGAAATAAAAAAAGACCTTATATTTTAGAGTAAATAAAGATAAGGAATAAAAACAAATATATTTATGACGACAACACCATACGTAAATAGTAGTATTCGTTCGACTATACCGAATACACGAGAAAGCATTCGACAAATATTAATTAAGGTTTTATATGATCACGGACGTGTTGAGAGTATCGAGGCCTATGCGTCGCCCATTTTTTCGTATAATTATAACGCAAAATACGAAAACCGAAACGATATTTTACCTAAACCTATAGATGGTCATATAAGACCCATATCAATGTTTAATTATAATGATGGATTTTGGAATTCGTCCGAAAACGTGCACATCGATAGAGACCATATTTATTGTAATGATTGTGTTTGGTCGCCGATATGTTATTATCCGACATTAAGAGACTTTTTAACACATATACGTGAAATATATAATTACGATGGTGAAATTACGGGAACAGATTGGTTGTGTCGTCCCGCACTTACACGCGAACCGGTATACGATAGAGAAATAACGTTAAAAAGCGTTTCAAGTATAGTTATGGAACTGATTGATAAAAATTCGGTGAATTTACCCGAAGGTGATTATTTGAAAATATGTGATGGGCTTAAAAGAATTAGAAATTTGTAATGGAATGTACTGTTTTACTAAACGTCGGTTATCAAAAATTGACGAATCTATACCCATATTTAGTCTTAATGGATACGAGGGGTACGCCAAAGTTACAGACGTATACGACGGAGATACGTTTAAGGCCTGTATCATACTCCATAACCGCGTTTTAAAATTTAATTTTCGTACCATCGGGTACGATTCACCCGAAATGAAACCATTGAAAGATATACCAAATAGAGAAAATCATGTTGCTATGGCAAAACGTGCTCGCGAAGCATTTATAGGATTACTGGGATATGATGAACGTGATACATGTGTTCCGTGGAATCCGTTGATGTGTAGGACATTCGTAAACGGGTGGGTATGGATTTCGTGTTTAAAAGACGATAAATATGGGAGAACACTTGTCGCTGTGTTTAAAAATAAGAGTGATGCGATTTCCATCAACCAAAAAATGATAGATACGGGATTAGTCAACGTATACGATGGTAAAACTAAAAAGATTTTTGATTTGTAATTAAAGAAAAAACTACATAACAATACATAACAATGACTACGTACGACCAAAAACCATGTAATTTCAAATTCAAGATTGCTGCAATTGAAAAAATCGTCGATGGTGATACTATTGACGCACTCATCGATCTCGGTTTTGATGTCATGTCGCGCCAACGTGTTAGATTACTCGGTATTGATACACCAGAATCACGAACATCTGATGAAGTTGAGAAGGTGTACGGTAATCTCTCAAAAAAGAAATTGGCGTATTGGTGTACTAAAGCGGTCGCATCTGAAAAGGATGATATTGAAATCGAATTAAGATGTCCGGAAATGGATAGTCGTGGTAAATTTGGACGCGTCCTTGGTGAAATTTGGGTTTCTGATGCTGGAAACTGGACGAACGTCAATCAGTGGATGTGTGAAAATGGTCACGCAGTTCCATATACTGGTCAGAATAAGAATGACGTCCAGGAACTACATATGGCAAATCGCCGTATGTTAGCCGAACGCGGTGAACAGGAACTGCTTCAATAAGTGTATTTACGTACCCATAAATTACATATCCATTTTTCACCTGAAGTAACTGTTTTACCACCGTGTAATGCGCTTTCAGTCATACATTCGTAATTATTCAATGTATCGAAAAATAGTGCATTACCCTTTTTTAGTTTATATGTTTTATTTATATTTGGAAACTCAGTTTCACCACCTTCATAATCATCATTCAAGGCGATTATGAATGTGTACATACGACGATTTGTATCTTCGGCGAATGTATCCTGATGAGGTTTATAAAACCCACCCGGTTTATATTTAATGACCTGTAAATCCTCACAATTACTTAAAGGACGATCGGTCATAGAAATACATGTACGTATAAGCTTATCGACGACGGGGTCTTCATATGCTCTTATCCACGCGGTTTCACTTTTACGTACATTTTCGTCTATTTTACGGTCGTTTGAGATGGTGGATGATTCTAATCGTTTCGTAGCAAACTGTTTTATATGTTCACACTCTTCGGCGCTTAAAACATTTTTTATTATCCGCGGTTTTCTATATATAGGTATAAAAAACCATATAATGAGTAAAAGTATAATAAATATAATTACCCTGTTCATTACTATAATATGGAAAGAATATTTTTTAATATGTACTGAGGTGGACATAAAATAAAATTTACTACAATATCGGAATATTTACCGTATATTTTTTCATAATGAATAATAAATGCAACACCCCAAAAATATAAACAAATAATATAGTTGATTTTACTTATATATATCATACCTATTGTACTTTTTACGAAACTTATAACAACATTTAAGTCTATATATCTTCTATCAGTTTCAGACTCTAATAATTTACATTTATAAATAATTAAAATAGACAAAACGTGAAATACTATTTGTAAATATTTAATTTGTTGGTCCCATATATAGCCTAATAGTAACATGTCTACATGATTTAGTATATAAATCGATTTATAAATATTTTCATTTTCATGACCAAATGCACTAGATAAATGGTACACAAAACTAGCCAGACTACTAAAATTTTGTAAAATCATAAATGGAAATAACGATGTAATTGCCGTTACGATTTCAATTTTCATTTATGATTGTATTGCACTTATTCTTAAAGTGTGCGTAAAAATATGTAATGTGGAACTGTCGAATTGTATCTCTTTCGTATACCAGTTATAATTTTATTTGAATAATCTGCTAAACCATGGACGGTACGCATAACATTTTTGGTTTCAGATGTATCGAGCATCCATTGTCGGAGTAAATCTCCACACGTATCCGAAAACATTTCGTAAATACTTCGTATTTCAGCGATTTTAGATTTATATTTATCACGTCTCTGAAGTTCCTGTTTTAACTCTTCGTCTGTTATTTCATTTACTAAATAGGATATTCGTAAATGGAGATTATCGTCATCGTATATTCCACCGTATTTGTATATAAGATCTCTATCGATAATTACGAGTTTATTACTTAGATCGAGTATATTTTCATTTGCCTCATTATTAGAAAGTTCTTCATAGGTCGGTCTTCCGCCACACGGTATATCGCCGTGCTCTCTCGACCTTTTTCTAAATTCAAAATAATGTGGGTTATGTACCCGCCCCGTTTCTATATTTCCCGTACGCCAATCAAATGCGGTATGACAATCGGTACACCACATTTGCGCACACCCGTCTATTTTATAGATCATGGTACCACATTTAGGACACGGTTTCGTATCTTTGTTTATAAGTTTCATGGTTTTTACGAGTTCTTCATCGCATACGTGTTCTTTTAAAATCTCTTCATTACATTTATCACAAAAAGATGTAGAACATAAACCACACATCCAATCTACATCTAAAAAACCTCTACACTCTTGTGAAGGACACTTACGCGTGAAACGATTGACCCCAGTTTCGATAATATTATTGTCGAGTCTATTCACTTCATTTACAATTTCATCTATCGCGGTACGTATTTTTAGTATAGATTCATCAAATGTATCTAAATCATAAGACAATATTTCAGCCTCTTTTCGCATGGCACGTAGCATAAATAGATTATCGACGTGTAAATAATATTCGCGTCTAAGAGTTCTCATTTTGATTTTATGTTCGGCATGTGGTTGTGTTTCAGGCATACGCGCCATTTCACGTTCGTATAAAACTCGTTCGCGGTGTTTTCTATACTCTACGTTTCTAAACCGTTTCGTACAGAAAGAATCTATAAACTCACGGTCGTGTTCGTGTTTACATTTCATACAGTGTGGATTTTCTATACTGGATAATAGATATGTCTGCACACACTTTTTACATGCATCGTAATCACAGAAAGGACAGTTTACCTTTTTGTGATTCGTTTTGTTATAGCTATCGCAACAAACTGTACATGTATCCATACTTACTTATTATACATGTAGCATTTTTTCTTTAATTATTCATATACTTATCCTTTACCCAATTTCTATCAGCTTTAAAAATTTTAGATAATTTCGGGTCTTTTCTTTTAAAGAGGATCATAAGTACATTAAGTCTTCTGAAAAGACCAAGTGGTGGTTCACCCGCGCGTATAACTTTACCGAGAGCTCTATGTCTCGCGAGTTCCGTTTTTTCCCTGACGTCAACATACCCCTGTTTTGACAGGTACCCATTATCACTTATCGGAATCTTAACAGACATCTTTACTTATACTTGGGATTTTTATCGAGTTGATTGACTTTATTTTTTAGTTCTTTCAAAACTGTATTTTTTGAAACACCGTTATTTACCATTTTTTTGAATCTGGACCCGTTTTTACTCGCGCGTCCTCGTAAGTTTCTATTAATTTGAGCCTTGATATTT